TCTATCTGGGTGGCTCAGTTAGTGGGTACTGAGGTGCGACTTATTGACTACTACGAGAATCACGGAGTTGGTTTAGACCACTACGTTAAGTGGATTAAAGACAATGACTATCTCAAAGCAGAGCATATTCTGCCCCATGACGTAAGAGTTAGGGAGTTAGGCACAGGTAAGAGCAGAATGGAAATGCTTGAGGAAGCTGGTTTAGAAGTCAAGATTGCACCCAGAATGGGACTAGATGATGGCATCCAAGCAGTAAGGCGATTATTGCCGAGGTGCTGGTTTAATGTTCCTAAAGTGCAGACAGGACTGAACTGCCTGAGAAACTACCGCAGAGACTACGATGAGAAGCGTAAGATATTCTATGAAAGACCACTACACGATTGGTCAAGTCATGGCTCTGATTCTTTCCGTTACTTAGCCCTTGGATTGGATGAAGGACATTCAACGTGGTCTAAGCCGATTAACCAAACTCCGAAATGGATTGTCTAATGTATGTGCAAATGCAAGGTGTAAATTTAGCACCTAAAGTAAAAGAACTTGAAAAACGTATCGAAATGCTTGAAAATATGGTAAAAGAGTTACAATTGGATAAACCCAGAATGGGACGCCCTCCAAAGGACAAGCATGGCACAGAACGAGTTAATGTCGATAATCCAAGCAGAGATTGACGATGCAATTGGATTTATTGAAAGCGAAACTGTTGAGCAGCGCAAACAGGCTCTGGAGGCTTATCTACGACAGCCCTATGGTAATGAGGTTGAGGGTAAATCTCAAATCGTTACTGGAGAAGTGGCAGAAGCGATAGATGGTGCGCTGCCTAGCTTAGTCCGTATCTTTACAGGCTCAGACAATATCGTAGTCTTTGAGCCACAAGGCCCGAAAGATGAAGCCTCTGCAAAACAGGCCACAGACTACTGCAACTGGGTATTCAATCGTGATAACGCTGGTGTAGCCATTCTGCATGATTGGTTCAAAGATGCCTTGATGCAGAAGAACGGCATCGTTAAGGCTTATTGGGAAGATAAAGAAGACATTACTAAAGAGCGTTACTTTGACTTGTCTAACGATGAGTTGGCAATGCTGATGAGTGATGAGACTATGGAGATTGTCGAGCAAGATACGACAGAGTTCCCAATATTTGACCCAATGGGTCAGCCAGTTATAGACCCTATGGGTATGCCTGTAATGGGTGCTACTCATAACGTAGTTGTCCAACAGAAGAAAAAGTCTGGCAAAGTAACGATTGAGAATGTTCCTCCAGAGGAGTTCTTGATTAGCAAGAAGGCTAGAACTATTGCTGATAGCCCATTTGTAGCCCACAGACAGATGTTGACTCGTAGCACCTTAGTTGCTATGGGTTTCAATAAGAAGCAGATTGAAGGCTTGCAGATGGGTGATGCTTTGGCATACACACCAGAACGTGTGGCTCGTTATGCAGCAGGTGAGCAACCTTACCAAACGCAGACAGATGACCCCTCAATGCAAGAGATTGAAGTCTTTGAGTGCTATGTCAAAACTGATATAGATGGCAAAGGCATTGCTTCATTGGTTCAAGTGTTTTACGCTTCTAATGAGATTCTTGAGGACGAGAAGGGTAAGGAAATGGTTGAGGAAGTGGACTATGTTCCTTTCCACTCAATCTGTCCTATCCCAATTCCGCACAAGTTCTTTGGTAACTCACTAGCTGACAGAACAGTTGACCTACAGTTAATCAAGACCACTATCACTCGTCAGATGTTGGATAACTTATATCTGACAAACAATGCTCGTGTGGTTGCGGTTGAAGGTCAAGTAAACCTAGATGACTTGCTGACTTCTACCGCAGGTGGTGTTATTCGTGCTAAGTCACAAGGTGCTGTTCAACAGTTAGTTGTTCAGAACGTGGCTAATCAGGCTTTCCCGATGCTTCAGTATTTGGACACAGTACAGTCTAAGCGTACTGGCGTATCTGATGCTTCACAGGGCTTAGACCCTGCTATCTTGCAGAACGTGACTGCTGCTGCGGTAGCTTCAATGCAACAAGCTGGCGCAGGTAAGATTGAACTGATGGCTCGAATCTTTGCTGAGACAGGCGTTAAGTCTTTGTTCCAAGGTATCTTGCACTTGCTCTGTAAGTATCAGGACAAGGCTCGTATGGTTCGTATGCGTGGTGAGTTCGTAGAGTTTGACCCTAGAACATGGGCTAACCAATACGATGTTTCTATTAACGTAGGTTTGGGTGCTGGAAACCGACAAGAGCAGATGGCTATGTTGTCTATGGTTCTTGCTAAACAAGAGCAGTTGATTGCTCAGTACGGCCCTGCTAATCCTTACGTTTCCCCTGCTCAGTATCGTGGCACATTGGGACGCATGGTAGAGATTGCAGGGTTTAAAGATTCTGCTGAGTTTTACAAAGCAATTACGCCAGAGCAAGACCAAGCGTTGAGTAATCCTCCTCCACAGCAACAACAAATGCCTCCAGAGATACAGGCATTGATGGCTAAGACTCAGGCTGAGATACAAGCCAACCAAGCTAAAGCACAAGCTGACTTGCAGATGCAGCAACAGCAGATGCAGATTGATATGGAGATGGCGCAACAGAAGGCTGCTCTTGAAATGCAATTGATGCGTGAGAAAGAGATGGCTAAGTTGCAACTTGAGCGTGAGAAACAACAGGCTTACTTTGCATTGAAGCAACAAGAGTTTGAAGCAGAAGCCCAATTGAAAGCAATGAAGATTGGTGCTGGCATTACATCCAACGTAGAGATTAGAGGTTAATCATGGCTTATACACAAGCACAACTTACTGATGCGTTAGTTAATTTACTAGCAACTGACCCTAACGCTGCTTATAGCGATATTGTCAAAGCAGCAGCTACTTATGGAATTACGCCACAACAAGTGCAAGCTACATTTGCTACATTGCCAGCAGGTAACGACAGGACTTATGTTCCTGACTACACACCAGCGCAAACAACAACCATAAATAACGCTATTGCTTCAACTGACCCCATTGCTAAAGCGTATGGTCTTGCAGAGCAAACAGGTGATTATGGTCAGATTGCTGCTTTAATTAAAAACATCCCTGCGCCTACATTGTTGTCTAAGTATGGTCTGACAAACAAAGACATTAGCTATATCTACTCTCGTCCTACAGTTACAGACCCATTGTCAACAGCATATATCAATGCTGAAAAAACTGGTGATTACACGACTGTCGCTAATTTACTAAAAGGCATAAGTGCTGACCAACTAAAAGCTACTTATAACCTTAACCAAAATGATATTAACTATATTGCTTCTCGTAAAGGAATAGCGGGTACGTTGCCAGCTAATTGGGCTGGTATGCCTATCAAGCAAGGTGTTACTGATACAACTACTATTACTGGCACTCCTGCTCAACAAGCTGCACCAGTTGGTCAATTCCGTGAGTTGTTTCCATCCTTTGCAGAATCTAAGCGTTTAGCTACACAAACAATTGCAAGCAGACCAACTACACAAAGCATTGTTAACATGATTTCTAACCCACAGAATCCTGCGTTAACTTCTGCTTGGCAAGCTGCTGAAAAGTCTGGTAACTATGGTGATGTAGCTGGTATGCTTCAGAATATGCCACTAGGCAAGGTTCAGTCTGCTTACGGACTATCTAATGCTGATATGCAATATATTATGAGCAGACCAGAGATAGCTACGGCATTGTCTAAATCAGGTATGGTTGCTACACCTGCGCCTACTCTGACTAATGTTCTTGGCATGATTTCTAAGTGAGAACAGCATGAGTTACGAACAACTGCGTAGTTTGGTAGGTGGAGATAATCCACAAGGTGTATCTTATGGCGACATAATTTCTGGTATTCAAAGCCAGTACACACCACAGTCTCAGTTTGCTACTCCCAAGTCATTGCTAGACATGATTGGTACGCAGTTGCCAGAACAACGTGGAATTGCTTATGGCTCATTGCTACAAGCACAACCAAGAACACCTATTAAGTTGTTTGGTTCTACTGCACCTTTTAAAAACCCAGACGCTATGGCTAGTCTTGATTCTGGTGTTATAAATTTAGGAACGGAAACAGCTAACACAGGTTTGGGCGGTGGTAGAGACTTATCTGGTACGCTTGTTTATAACAATGACTTTAGTCAAGATGTTTATGGCACTTCTGGCTTAAATACTGGTGTTGATAGAGGTTTGTTTGGAACTAGCATAACTGGTACAGATGTAGCCAATGTTGCAGGAACAATAGCCCCGATAGCTGCTTTAGCGGGTAACTCAGACCTAGTTAAAACAGCTATTGCATTGAATCTAATTGGCTCTATTGCTGATATTCGTACAGAGCAAGATGTTTTGAACTTAGGTTCAAAGATAGCGATGTTGGCGGCAGGGCCAGCAGGGAACGCTTTAGCAGCAGGTCTTGGCTTGGCTACTGGTAATACACCAATGACAGTTAACGCTTTGTTAGGCGCAGTCAACCCAACATTAGGACTTGTAAACACTATCTCAGGAAACCTAACTGGTTATAACTTAGGTGATGTGGTCAATGGCTTGTTAAACGCACCAGAAGGTGCTATTTCTGAATATGGCTTGATAGGTGCAGCCAACATTGGTAATTCACTTGTAGCCAGTAGAAAAGCGGCAGGTGCTGCCTACGATAGTTCGGGCGCAAACACATTAAGGGTATTGGCTGAACTTGGTGATAAAGAAGCCATTGAAACACTAAGAGCGCAGTCAGCAGGTTCTACTGGCTCTACCTATAACCCAATTAAAGACTTAGGAACAGCTAGAGGCGCAAGTTACTTTAATCTGTTTACACCTGTTGGTGGTGTAGCAAAGCCTAAAGATGAAGAAACATCAGGAATTACCCTTATATGACAGACAAAGCAATCTTGGCTCAATGGGCTAAGAACTTACTAAATGATGACTTTTTCAAAGAAGTTATAGATAACTTGAAAAATCAGCAGATTAGTGTGATAATTAACACAAGTGCAGAAGAATGTGATAGGCGTGAAGACGCTTATCGGCACATAAAGACTATTGAATTGATTACAGGACACCTAGAAGGTTTAGCCTCGGAAACTGTGATTAAAGAGAAGAAGTGGAAGATTCTGTAGGGTTTACCCTACCCTCCGTCCAGAAGGTTTCTGGCGATTATTGAGATGACAAATGGAAAACACCAACCCTAATGGGAGTGAAAGCCTAGATGTAAACCAAGCCGCTTCAGCGTTTGAAGGTCTGATGGGTGATTCTGAGGAAGCTGACAACAGCCAAGCCGAAGGTCAAACAGAGGAACTTCAAGAGACTGATGAAGTTGAGTATTCTGAAGAAGATGAACAGCCAAAGCCTAGATATAAAGTCAAGGCATCTGGTGAGGAAGTCGAAGTAGAACTAGACGAACTCATTAAAGGTTATCAACAAGGTACGGACTACACTAAAAAGTCTCAGGCTCTAGCTGAACAACGTAAAGCAATTGAAGCTGAACGTAGTCACTTAGAGTATGTGAAACAAGAACGACAGGCATACGCCCAGAAGTTGCAAGCCTTGGATAGCTTCCTTACGCAGCAACATCAGGGTGTGGACTTAGAAGTTTTAAAGGAAACAGACCCTATCGGTTATGCGGTAGCGGTAGCTGAACAGAGCCAGCGTGAGAAGCAGTTAGCAGTAGTCAGGAATGAACAGCAACGAATTGCCCAACAGCAACAATCCGAGCAACAAGCCTCTCTGCAAAACCATCTCCGTCAAGAATCTGAGAAGCTAGTTAGTCTGATTCCTGAGTTAGCGACACCACAGGGTGATGCGGTTCGGAAACAAATCCGTGACTATGCGAAGTCTGTAGGTTGGTCTGACCAAGAACTCAGTTCCGTGTATGACAGTCGTGCTGTGATGACCTTGTATAAGGCAATGAAGTATGAGCAACTTCAAAAGAGCAAACCAGAGTTGAATAAAAAACT